AGCAAGAGACTCCATAATTTTAAGGATGTCTTCTGCCTTAGCACCTTCACCAAGTTCTTTGGCAACATAGAAATACTTATCAAAGAACTCTTGACTGTGCTCTTTGTAGTCTTCTACGGTAATTGGTTGGTCTTTCATAGTTTTGATAATAGTTCTTTGTAAATGTTTTCTGCGATGGCCTTCATCATTAATGGAGGAACCATTCTACCAACTCTTTCAGATTGCTGTGAATGAGAACCAGTGAGAATGAAGTCATCGGGAAGTGATTGAATACGTTTGAGTTCTTGAACTGTAAGAGTTCTGTCCTCATTCCAATGAATCAATCCACCACTCGCAGTAATTGTTGGTGATGCTTTGAAGAATGATGCCCTCTTTGTATTGAAACAATGACCCTTCTCATGATAGTCCATACCAGATAGAATCTTTTTGGGATTCTTTGGCATCTTCTTAACCACACTTTGATAGACACTACTGTTCAACATGTGTTCAGTCAGTCTATTTACATCCTCAGGATCATTCTCTACACCATCAATAATGTCGGAGATAACAGTTTCTTTGGATGAAGTGGGAGGGAACAATGTAGATACAGTAAGAACATTTAGACCAATCTTATCTGCAATATCATTACGAACTGCAATAAAGATTAGTCGTTCTCTACCTTGACCAACACCATGAAAAGAAGCTCTCATTACTTTTGATGTAACAAGATAACCAATCTCCTCAAATGCATTAGTAATCTTAGCATAATAAGTCTTAGCCTCACCAATTGTCAACCCCTTGACATTCTCAGCAACAATAACTTTAGGTTGAATACCTTTGGCGACACGAATGAACTCAAAGAACAGGTCTTCAATGTTCTCAACCTTTTTACCATCTGAGTAGTTCTTCGTCTTACCCCAACCATCAGAGTGTTTAGCACCCTCACCACGACACATAGACCCTGCCACAGAGAATGCTGAACAGGGTGGTGAACCGTCTAGGATATCCAGTTCACCGGGTTTGAGACCAGTGATCTTGAGGAAGTCCCCACCCACCAACTGTTTGATATCATCAGGAACAATATGAGTTGATGGATAGTTTGCAGAGTAAGTCTTTCGTGCTTCTTCTACAAACTCATTAATACACAAAATTTTACCACCCGCAAGACGATAACCGGTAGATGATCCACCACCACCTGCAAAGGTAGAAATAACGGTAAACTTTTCTTGAGCTTCACCGTCGTAAACATCTTGTAACTTATATGGTAGTTTCATGTGAATGTATTCTTATACTGTGTAGTGTAATATGTTTTTGGGGTTTCAACAACATCTTCATATAAAGACTTGATACCCATCCCATCTTGAAATGCAACCTTCTTCCTATCAATAATATCATCGGGTAGTTGATCTCTGAATGCTTCCTGAAGGATTGCTTTAGGTCTTGACTTACCATCCCAGACAATATCTTGACTTAGACCAAGTGCAGTCTCAACTAATTGAGTGTTTAGGAAAGGTAATCGACACTCAATACCATACTTCATAAAAATCTTATTACATCTTGTAAAATTTTTACGATGTTGTGATCCGAATAAACCAATACGATAGTCAGTCCAACCCTTGTCTTTGATACCGTGATAACTCATACCATAGGATGCCCAGAGTTCATCACTACCCTCACCTGACATAATCACTTTGAACCCATCTTCATGGATACGTTGTGCTAGTTGAACACAAGGGTAACCAATTTCTACCTGAGCCTTGTATGGCATCTCGATTGTGTTGATTACATCTTTGATATCATCGACAGTAGGGGGTTTTACTTTGACCTCTCTTAGTTCAACTCCCAAATATTTAGCAACTTTTCTGGCAGACAATAAATCTTTAGACTTCTCATCATGAACCGCAGTATATGTTACTAGATTTGGAATATGTTTTGATGCAACCAAAGTAGTGATTGCAGAGTCAATACCACCAGAGAGAAGACATGCCACAGGAACATCAGCAACAGTTCTCTCAAGAGAACCCATTGTGATATCTCTATGAACTATTGATTTAGACTCATCAAAATTCCATGTAGACGTATCTGTAATGTGGTCTCTAATACTATACCAATACCCCTCTTCAATCTTATAATCAGAAGTAACCTTAATATAAGAACCAGGTTCTAACATTTTAATTGTTTGTCCATTCTCACCCATGGCAAGAAGACCCTTTATCTCTGAACAGAAACTGAATGATGGAAATAGACCACTCAACAATGAGTAATGAAGTGGAACTTCCCCATGTCGGTCTCTTACTATGGTGATAGAACCGTCTCCTTGAGTGAATGCAATAGTAAACATTCCTTGGACTTTCTTCAATCCATCAATACCATACCTATCCAATATAGCACAAAGAACCTCAGTGTCACCTGAAGTTTTTGTTTCAATATTCAACTCATTTCTTAACTCACGATAGTTCCAAATAGTACCATTGAATACCATAGTAGTATTACCATACTTGAATGGTTGATTTGATTGACTACTTGTATCGATGATAGACAGACGAACATGTCCAAAATAGATGTTCTCCATTTGGACAATCTGTTGGTTATCTGGTCCCCTATGAATAATAGAGCTTAAACCTTTTTCGATTTGTGGAATATCAAATCCACCAATAATACCACACATTACTTAATTGCAATTACTCCAACAAACTGATGGTTTCTCCAGAAGATCTGACAGTCTTTGAACCCCGCAGTCATCACCATATCTCTTAGTTCAGACCATGTATTTGGTTTCAACATATCACGAAGTTGTTTTTCCTTATCCATGATTTGTTCTGCACTGAAGGTCTTCCTCTTATAATCATAGTGATTAAAGGTAAGAAGTTCTTGGAAGAATGCATTCTCACACATCAACTTCTCAGCAAAGATAAATGCACCACCTTCATTGAGACCATTATAGATCTTATTGATCGTATCTTGTCTAGTGGTCTTGGGCATAAACTGTAGAGTAAACAGTGATGTTACTAGAGAACAGTTCTTGAACTCATAGTTAGTAACATTACCACGAACCCACTCTAACAATGCACCAGGATATTCTTTACGAATTTCAGTGTGACGTTCCTCAAGGTCATCATAGAAACTACCAGCAAGTTCTACACCAACATAATGTGTATACTGACGATTAGGGTTGTTACCAATAATCATCTTGGTAAGTTTACCAGTTGAACACCCAACATCAACGACTTTTGTGTGATCTTCTACAAAGTACCTGGAGAACGATACAGTGTCTTCCAGAAGGTTTGAATAACCACGAATACTATCGTTGATATGGTTATCAAATCCTTCAGGAGAATGAGCAAAAGAAAAGTCGTATGTCATAAATTACTTCCCACTAGTATCATATTCTAGCATATCATCAATCTTTTTGTCAAGTGTATTGATGATTTCACGGATATCAACAATACGGGGTGGGGTACAAGTAGGGTCAAGGGTGTAACCCTTCTGTTCTACAAACAGAGCCTGACGAACTACTGCGGCTTGTTGTAAGTTTAATTCAAGAGTAATCATACGTCTCCTCCTTATGATAGTGCTTTAGAAAGTTCTGAATTAATAGTCAATGCCACATCTGAGGGGACATTAGTATATTCTGCTTTAAAATTACCGTCTTGAATAATAATAACGGCACATCCTTCTTTAATTTTAGTTTCTTTTTCTTCAATCATAGATACACTTTCTGGAACTCCATCATCATCTTCAAGCCAAGAAAGTTTTCCAACAGACTTTTCTGGAAAAATATTAGGAAGACTTTCTCTCCAATCATTCCATTCAGGAGAAAGTTTACGACTGTTAAATCGCGATGAAATCATATCAACAATTTTATTTAACTCATCATCATCAAAGAAAAAAGAAAAATGATTTTTTACGATATCCTTGATTCCCCTTAAACTACTGCTATTTGGATTCCTAACAACTTGATCAGAAAGTGCTCTACGAACGATTCTCCTCCAAGATTTAGCAAACTCTTCATCAAAAGATGGATACTTTTGTTTAAGATCATCAACTGTGACCTTTACTTTTTTCTTATTTGCTGTAGGCATTACAAATCTCCTTCTTTTCGGTTTTCAGAATAATGAACATCAAAAGTTCCTTCGGGATAACGAGCACTGAGTTTCTCAACATTCATTGAAAGAATTTCATCGAAGTCAGTGTCGAGTGCCATACATGCTTGTGCCATGTACCACATGATATCACCAAGTTCACGTTTCATATGGAAGATGTTCTCTTCATTATAAGGTTTACCTTGAAGGAAAATCTTTTTCACAACTTCGGCAAACTCTCCAGCCTCAGCAGTGATACCAAGGGCAGCAGTAGTCAACTTAGGAATGTTTGCATCTTGAACTTCAAGTTCTGCATAACGCATCATCAGTTTTTCAAAATGAGAACTAG